CCGCGTCGCCACTACTGATGGCAACCATGTCAACTGGCTGGCCATCCATGCTGTAGATTCGGAGCACGCCATCAATCATGCGTGCCTGCAATGTGATGGCGGTAGTTGGTTGCGTCATGCCACCTCTGAACGAATGATAGACAAGTCGCATCGCGTTAGAACAAGCACCTTGACACCTTGATCAAAGAATCTCTTAATCACACTTTCCATGTGTAATCGATCAATGTCTGATGGCGACACTTCGGCGTGCATGGTCAGGACGATGGTGTCGCCCGGCTTTACGCCGACAACCTGCAACCGTTCAATTTTATCTAGTAGTTGTTGGTCTTCCACATGGCTCCTGTTAAGCAAAATCGACTAAATCTTGAGGTGCTGGGCGATATGCTTGCCACCGAATCATCGCCTGCGTAAATGCATCCACATCGTCATCATTGGCGCCGTTCGGGAAGATCGCACAACTTTCCCTGAACTTATCTACCCATCCGTACAGCGCCGGATGTGGTAAATAAACATTGTGCGATTCAACCGATGGCGAAGCGGCGTGCGCCCTGGCGATTTTGCCGCCTTCCGGCTCAACCGCTATAAGGCCCGTAATTTTCCTACTAAGAATTTGAATCACGGCTGGGCCATTCGCCTTGTCTTCAACCAGTTTGACATAGGCTTTGGGCCACTTCTGCGAGAACGTTTCTACCTGCGCCATTGATGCGTTGATGTCCGCACGCTCACAATAGTAATCCAACATGTAACGATTGGCGCCGACTCTACCCCACACTTGTCCCGCCACGAAATCGCTAGTCCTGGTTTCCTTAAAAGCCATATCCCACGACTGCAGCATCTCGTCAAACGTGCTAGGCAGATCAACCGCATCAATCTCCAGCAATGTGACCGCCTTAGTTTCCTCGTCAATCTCATCAATCACGATTGGTGGCAAGTTAACGCCCTTGGGTTTCCAATATCGCCAATGCCACTTCTTAAAAATACCACCGGCATCCGGTGACGGTCGCTGCTGCAACTGGCCGGCTACGGCGTAGTTGCTCATACTGCTTTCTAGTCTCGCTAGAGCGTCGGGCGTAAATCGTTCTGGCCATAGTAGCTGCCCTGACTCAGTCCGTGGGTCGCGCCATCCGATTGACGTAACACGGTCAGATGCTTCATAGCGCGCCGGTAAACACAGATGCTCGTAATGCTCACCATCCGCCTGCATCCGTTCCAGCAAATGCCCGGTCAAATCCCGCTCATGCAGGCGCTGCATAATGACAACTTTGACGACTCGATCCGGATTATTGCCACGGGTTGACATGGTGTTATCCCACCAATCTGTGACCGTTTCTCTAGCTAACAAACTGTGTGCATCCGCCTGTTTTTGCGCGTCGTCCACAACGATAAAATCGCCACCTTCCCCTGTGCCAAGACCACCAACGCTGGTAGCTATGCGGTAACCAGTCTTGTCATTGTCAAACCGTGTCTTCTGGTTCTGGTCACCGGTCAAGGTGAACATGTCACCAAAGTTACGTTGATACCATGCTGACTGGACAATGCGCCGGCACTTGAGTGAGTCACGGATGGCTAGGTTTTCGCCGTAGCTACTGAATAGCCATCGTGTCTCTGGACGTGTTGCCCACACCCATGTAGGCCAGAACACACAGCACAGCAACGACTTCGCATGACGTGGCGGAATGTTGATAATCAGGTTGCGAATCTCGCCACGGGTTGCCGCCTCTAAGTGGTCCGCAATTGCGTCAATATGCCAGCCATGTATATAAACGTTTGACGGCTCCACCACATGCCAAGCTTGCCGAATGTACTCTGCTAGACTTTTGCGCGCTAACTCAGCGTTGATTTCATTCAGCGTTGGCAGTTCCATCGGTTGCCTTTGCCACCATTGAACGCAATTGCAGCAGTTCGTCAACGGTCAGTTTCGACAGGTCAGGCTTCATCTTCTGCTCGGTTTGAATCGGCCCACCATCAGCACCGGTCAACTCCTGCCGATCACTGTAGCCTCTTGATCGCATCTGCGTCTTGCTCCACCAAATCATCATGGTATCGCTGCCGGCCTCGATGCGCTTAATCATTTGCGACTCAACCCAGTCGTTCAGCGTTTCCTTCGCTTCCTCACGCGCCGCCTGTACCTTGGGGTATTTCTTGCAGTAGTTCAGCACCGTCTGCCGGTCACAATCAAGCATTGTGGCAGCCCGTGCGGGGATGCCGCGGCATTTGCGTAGTGCCTCGATGACCTGCTCCGGTTTGTAGCGCTCCTGCTGTCGTTTGGCCATGATTAAATCTTGCTCAATATTTCCTGCCGGATGTGACGTGCAATTGCTTCCATGAGCAGCGGCGGCACGCTGTTCCCGATGCGATTACAAGCACTTCCCCAATCTGTAAATCTGTAGAGATCTGGGAAACTTCCAAGCCGCTGGCGTTCACGCGTGTTTATTGGTCTGCATTCATAAGGATGAAACAATCCACCGTATCCGGCATCCTTGCGAATTGTAGGAGAAGCATGATTCGGGTTTAATTTAGGTGATGAATTGTAGTTACCAAGCCCCTCCCCCTGCTTTGCCTCATTCCAATACCTTGTATGCAAGGGCGATAGTCTAGGCGCATCCATAAAGCCGGACAAGCTACCAATTGCTTCATGCACCGTTAACGGCTGACTTTCCGCCTTCGGGTGACTTGGCTCAATCCCCAAGTCTTCCCGCACACCAATAAATATCATGCGCTCCCGGCTTTGCGGCACATGAAAGTACATGGCATTCAGTAGTCTAGCGCTTACCCTGTAGCCGCTTGCTTTTAACTCCCGCAATATCTCAGCAAAGATGAGTTTCATTTTGCCTTTGACCATGCCGCTTACGTTTTCCATGACGAATACCTTGGGCTGTAGTCCACGCAGTAACCGCACATACTCACGGAATAGCTGATTGCGATCATCGTCAAAGTCACGCTTACCGGCTGTGCTGAAGCCCTGGCAATTATGAACGGCCACATCTTCAACGGTATAGGAGTTATCTTCTTCAACTTCCATATTGTAAACAGTTGTGCCGTCGGTGCCACTCGCTGTAATGTTTTTAACGGGTATCCATGCGCCATGCTCATCAACAAATCCAGGTCTCACACGATCAGAAGTCGGCAAGGCATAACCCACTGAATAAGCTTCTTTCACCTCTACGTCACGCCCTTGAATCTTGGCGAGGCCAGCCGGATACAAGACTTCGATAGACGCAACAAGCCCATGAGCGCGGGCAATCATTTTCGCAATGCCGGTTGCTATCCCCCAACTTACCGTTGTCGCCTTGCGCTTCTGGCTACTGATTCGCTTGCTTGATGTAATGCAGCCATCGCCTGCGAAGTATCCATCTAAAAACTCGACTTGCCATTCAGCCGGCATACACAAAAATGCAACAGGAATAAACTTTCTATCGGCATACTTGCCCACGCTTTGACAGAGTGTCCACAGATCAATATCGGACACGGTCACCCTCGAACTGCCTTGCGAATGCTTCTGTGCAACGGCGTGAAATCCTGCGACATTAAGCTTGTCAACTAAGTCAACGGTTTCCCTATCCGCTATAGAAAAAATCACTTCGCGCCGACAAGCACCATTAGCATCAAGCGTTGGATTGTGGCCTCGTACATGCCCCTCTGCTAAGTAAAAGCCAAGCAACCATGCCATCTCTGCCGACTTCCAGTCAATCTGACAATCCCGCTCAAGTAGGCGCATCTCACTCAACTCTTTGCCGCTTTCGCCCTCCATGTTTATGCGTTGCTTGGTTATAACTTTTGGCAATTCCAGATCAGGAATGCCAGAAGCATGAGGCTCAAGCAGTACGTCGCCAATCTGCAAATCCTTTGCCGCTATCCACGCCGGTTCTGTGTACGCCTTGTACTTAGTGCCATTCTTGCGGGTTGCATTATCTCTAGTCTTCACAATCCGTTGTCTTGCGTACACCTGATGTTCCGCCGTGCAAGTGATGGGCTTTCGTCCATACTTCAATTCAACAGTGTAAAGCTCACCGGCATATTGTCGTTCAAACATGTGGCTTACCTTTCTGAATCTACCGGCATGAGTAAGTACGCTCATACCTGCGGTACAAAATTCTATAGGTATTTTACCACACAATGTCAAAACTTGAAAGCCGGCAGGGAAGCACGGCGGCGAACCGTCGAATACGTCAAGCTGTCCAGGTTGCAAGCCGGTACGCTGCAATATCTCTTCCACACTCAGCTTGGCAATGTCGCCATGATAAATGTCAAGGTGCGGATAGTTTAGGCGCAATGTCTGCACGGCGTTATCATCCCATTCCACGGCAAGCAGTTCGCGAAACCCCGCCATCATATAGCCGGTACTGCTACCGCCACCACCCGCAAAGGTACTGATGACTGTCGGCGCATCGTCAGCCCGTGGCGCAATGGCCTTTTGCCACATGGCCGCAAGGTGTGCGGGATAGTCTATTTTGGAAATTCGTGGCCGCACTTCGGACATGTACACATCTCCACATCATCAGCTACAGATTCGGTATATTCCTTGAATTCCTTAGGCAAGGCGTCGTCGCTCATGCCAAGCTCAAACGGTTCAAACCCCCACGTCAGCAAATCGTCTTCGATACCCCAATTCGCAAGCGCCTCCATATCCCATTCACCCGCCGCGCCTTTGTGTAGGTACACGGTCAACTGTTGGCGTTCCCGTTCGGTAAGCGGTCGTGATGCCACCCGAACATCAACCTCGTAATCCATGCCGTATTGACCGGCGAGGACGGAGGCGCGCTGATGCCCATTATATAGCGCATTCCCCGGCCCAACTGCCAACGTCTCGACCTGCCCGAACGTTTCCACGCTATCGACTAGCCGTTCGGCTTGGGCGTTTTTGATGGTGCGCGGGTTGCGCTCCCACGGGATGAGGTCGCTAAGTTTGCGCCGCTCGTTGGTCCAGGTGATTACTTTATTTTTTGCCACTATTCGCCATCCTCCAACATGCCATGCCGTGGCAACAGCGCTTCAATCTCCGCCGCCTTTTCGCCGCAGTAGCCGACAGCCAATTGCACCATCGTCAACATGTCGCTATCGTAGGCGACCACAGGCTGTTGGATGCAACGCAATAGAATGCGAATTTGGCGCAAAGTGCCCACGGTGATGTTGCATTGGTTGGATGACGTGTAAAATATGCTGCCACCAGTAATCAAGGTGCCACCAGCGCCACTTAACGAATTAAGATAATCAGTACTACACATTGCCATCTCCCCACACCATTTGATGTATTTCTTGCAATGCCTGCTCGTTCGCTGCGTGCCGCTCCTCAAACGTTGGCGGCGCCAGTGTGTCGCAGTCGGCCGGCAGGTCCAGCAATTTGCGCGCTAGGTCATTGGCGAGTTTTCGCTGTTCCATGTCGTTGACGAATTCAACGATGTGCGGATGAGACAATTCGCCAACATGCCAGAACACCTTCATGGCCGTACCAAAATGCCTATTCGCTTCGGTCGCAACGTTCACCAGGAAATCCATGCATTCATCAGCGCTACGTAGCTTGATAGCATCGCCGCAACCGGCGGCAACCTCCACGCATAGAACGCCATCGGCGTCTGTGTAAATATTAGCGCTGGCTAGCATTTCTTGCCACCCTTCCCCTTGCCGCCCTTTTTGCCCTTCGCCATGCTATACCTCTCTATTTCCATGCCAACCAACACCGCCAGCAGCAGCAACAACAGCAGCGCCGCGGTGTGGCGGTCGGTCACGATACGCCAACCAACTCGGCAACGGTGAAAAATGCCTGCGCTTTCAATGGCAGGTTGCTACCGAGGTCGCTGTTATAGGTCGCCTCAATCAACAGCACCCGTTGCGCATCGTTGCCGGTGATGGCCAGGTCAACGTCCATTTGGTAGTTAAATAGGATCGAATCTGCGTCATCTCTGCGCCGGACAGCGAGCGAGAATAAATCACGATTTCACTGATGACGCCGTCGAAATATTGCGTTGTCGTGCCGCGTCCTAAGATCAGCAGACCGGTCAGCGCGCCAGTATTCCCGCTGGCAACTGTAACATCGCTACCGCCAACGTTGAGGACCATATTGCCGCTGCCATGCAACCAACTAACAATGTAGCGATTGCCGAGCGTAATCGCCGCACTACCTATGTCCTCGCTACCATCATAGTTGTATGCCTCGATAGTGTTGCTGTTACCAGAAAACAGCCCCAAGTATCCTCCGCTGTCGCAGAATAAACCGCGCCTCTGATAGACGGTCGCACCGGTGCTATTACTGCGAGATTTGGCGGCAATAAAAATGGTCCCAGCGGACACAGTGATAAAATTAGACATGGCAACAGAGATATAAGAATCACTAACAAAATCTAGTCCATCAGTCTGGTACGTTGCCGGTCCGTTGCCGTACACGAAATCACGCGCCGCTGCTGACTTGTCGCGCCATACCTGAGCATCCTGCCCCGGCGCGGTCACTGGTGTGGTTTTAGCCAGATTTTGCCACATCGTAGCCAAGTCCGCACCATCTAGCCACAGCGTGAGATTGGCTAGATGGGACGGCAAAAACGCGCCGGACGCACTCGCCGCCCGTGGCGACCACACCTGCACCCCAGGCGACGGGATGACGAGCCGCTGCCCCGGTCGAAAGATTGTCACCCCCATGTCCACACTCCCCACGTCGCTACGCCAACAATCAGCACGCACACCGGCCCGCAGCCGGCGAGCAGTTGCGCTAGGCATCCTTTCATTGTAGCCCCGCCCACGCCAACACGTTGTCGGCGTTGTAGCCCAACACAGTGACGGCAATGATCACAGCCACGGCGATGACCACCAGGCGCGCCGTGCGGCCGTACTCCTGCTCGATAGCATCGAGTAGCGGCATGGGATTCAGTTTGGCGATGACAGCGGCGATGGCTTGCAACATTGGTAGAAGTTTCATGCAGACCTCCAGAATAATGTTTTCCGCCTGACGGCTAGGTTGGCATTTTTCGCCAACTCACGGCAACGTGGCCGACGTTCACCGCCAGACGAAGGTGGCCCGGTCGGGAATTGAACCCGCCGCGACTGGGAATGCTCTCGGCTAGCCTAACCGATAGTGCAATCCCATAGACCAGCCAGGGTGCCACGTATTTGAGAACTAACCTCATTTACGATAGTATAGCACAACATGACGGCAATTTCAAGAGACAATTACGGCGCGCTTAAGACGACATGAACCAATCCATGAATGCGTAGAATCCCATGCCGATGACCACGCCACACACAACCCCGTAAGAAAACCAGTCGCTTGCGCTCATAGGCTGAAGTGCTGCTTTCCCACCATGCAAGTATAATCAGGATAGAACTCTACCGCATCGATGCGCAGGTTGCGTCCACGAATCTCGAACAATGTTACGCCCTGAATCCAATCAACCCAGTCGGGATCGTCGGCGTACTCTGGGTCGAGACGGCACAAACATGGCGCTTCCTGAGAATACACCCAACCTCTTGCCGTCCGTGTCGTGAATCGCCCTGCCCTATGAACATGCCCCGTGATGGTGCTGATACCATAGCGGCGCTTTTCGCTTTCCGCCTTCGCTGAATAGCCTGCCATGCTGCGCACGCGTGTGCCGTGGCTGACTTCCAGCACATCACCAAATAGTACTTTTGTTTCGGCATACTCGATTTTGAGGCGTTCCAGTTCCAGTAATGCCGGTATCTCTAGTGCCCTGATACCGTACAGTTGAGGATTCGCCCACAGGTGATGTAGAAGGCGGCGCCCGTGGTTGCCGAGTAGGAGTATTTCACGCCGCTTCTGTGGTAATGCTGCCTGAATCGGGGCAATCACTTCGATGTGCCAAATATCAATTTCGTCTTGGATTCGTTCGGTGCGTTCGGGGTTTTGTGAGAAGCGGCTCAGTTTGTAGAAGTCGTGATCATCACCGTTGTAGATGGTGATTTCTGGCTGCCACCATTTTGCAACCTTGGCGGCTAGGGCAATAGCGTTTTTGTCGTGAAAAGGTGCGTGCACATCAGAGAACACTATGCAGCGAACATCTCCATCAATGCGCAGCACTTTGGACACCTGGCGCTTTTCCGTGCCCAACTTTTTGCGGATACGCTCGCGCTGCTCTGGATTGCGCACGAATAGCCCACGCCATGCGCTGGCCGTCATGTCAATGTCGAGTGCCTCATTGACGGCTCTAGCGACGTTGGCCAGGCTGTCGAATCGTGGCGCAAGCTCCAGCGCCTTGGCGAATAGTTCCGAATTGTCTCTTGTGGCTGCAATGTCGGCGGCGATGTCTGGCGCAACTACTGCGTCATCGTCTGCCATTGTGTCTCCTATCTCAGCGCCAACTTTTCAGCCTGCCGATAATCAAGCGCCAATTTTGCCTCGTCAAACGCCCGTGGAACATCCATGCCGGCAGCATAGAGTTGATAGAACTGCTGCGCAAACTCCACGGCGGCCGCATCCTCTATTTCGCCAGTCACTGCCACCACATGCTGAATGCCGGCCCGCTTCATGGCGTCGGCCACACTGTGATCGCTGAAGCAGGCGAGAATAACCGCCACATTGACACCGCGCCCGGTCAGTACCCGTTGCCACCACCCCGCACTCAACTGTAGATCGTTGATGATGATGTGCTCGGCGTCGCCGTGGCTGCCGATTTCAATAGCCGTAATGCCACCGATGCGCAGTTCTCTCAGAATGTTAGCGCGTGTCGCTGATTCTCCTGCTAACGCACGGTATTCAACGCCGGAATCGTACACGGCGTCACGTTCGCTGCCGGAATCAATATTTGAGACTGGCCAAATGCCCAGCACGACCACATGCGGTTTAGACTTGACGACCTGTGCCCGCAATTCGTCTAATTCACTCCTTAGATCCTGAATGAGCCTATTGGCTGCTGCCAGGTCCGCTAATAGTTGATTGCGCTCGCCCGTGAGCCATTGCACCTGTTGCCGCAATTCTCGCACCTCTTTCGTGCCGGTAAAACCCCACCCCTGGTGCTGGGCGATGACGAAGAGAGCAAACGACAACG